TATTGCTATGAGTTAATGACCTTGGGCCAGGAGTGGTATCCATTACCGCAGTACAGTTCGGCACTTAATTTTGCATTTTTGAGTGGCGAGCTATCATACTTCGCTAAGAGTAACATTCAAAACTCAATATTTCCATCCTTTGCCATGATGTTCCCTAAGAGACCACAGTCAGAGGAGGAGAAACACATGATTAAGCAGACCATTGATAGGTTGAAAGGAGCTGCTAATGCCGGGAAGGCTGTTGCATTCTTTGCTAATAATCAAGATCAGTTACCTAAGATTGAAAGCCTACCTACTAACAGCAATGATAAGTTGTTTCAAGAGGCATCAAGCCTTAACACTGAGCAGATATGCTTTGCTCACACAATAGACCCCATCCTTATGGGAGTTCGCACTCAAGGATCACTCGGCTCAGGCAGTGATATTAAGCAGGCTTATGTTGTATTTGAAAAGAATGTAGTCATGCCATTGAGGAGACAAGTTGAGGAGATAGTTAATGAGATAATGACCATTGCTAAGATACCTGGCAAGTTCTCAATTAACAACTTTCAGATTATTAATGAGACCATCATTGAGCTTGAAGGTGATACCTCTAAGACATCAGATGCTTTGAACTCATTGAGTCCATTGGTAGCTACTAAGGTACTTGAGAGAATGACACCTAATGAGATAAGAGCTCTTGCTTCACTACCTCCGATTGAGGGAGGTGATGTTATACAAACAGAAACACCTGCAGCACCATGATATACTTTATTACAGAAACATATTTAAAGACTAACACACCTATCACAGCCAATGTTGATGTGACAGATGTTACTCCATACATAGCAACACAGGCCCAGCTCAGAGTTATGCCTATCTTAGGCACTACATTCTACAACTATCTACTCACTAAGTACAATGCTCAGACATTGACTAATGATGAGGAGGCACTTGTGGCATACATTCAACCTGTTATAGCTTGGAGGAGTGCAGAGGATGCTGTGTTTGGCTTGACATATCAACTTAAAAACAAAGGACTGCAGACTCAGTTTGGGGATTTCTCAAGTTCAGTAACTCGATCAGAGGTAGCCTTTGGGATGGAGCACTATGCACAAAAGGCTTCATTTTTTGAAACAAGATTAACAAGATACTTGATAGCTAATAAGGATTTATATCCTGAGTTCACAGCAGAGGTGAACAGAGATACTGACCTAAGACCTATGATTGATCATTGTGGTTGCAACTGTGGGGAAGTGTGTAGATTTGATTGTCCTTGTGGAGGATTTAGAGAGAATGGATATAATAACAGCATATTGATTTTGTGATGGGATTTAATGAGATAGCATTTACAGTGATAACAATACTCATATCCGGCATAGGGTATTTTTTAAAGAGTTTACATTCAGATTTAAAGAGTGTTATGAAGGAGCAAAAACAAATAATTGAAACTCAAGGAAGGCTCAAAGGCAAGATTGAACTTGTTGATAATGAGGCAAGGTTTAAATATGAGGCCATTGAGAAAATGACACAACTTGAAATCAAGCATCTTGCTGAGCAGATAAGTGAGCTCACTCAATCAGTAAAGAAACTAATAGAAATCAATTTAAAATGAGCATAGCACAAAGATGGAACGCTCCCACTCCAAAATTCTGGAAGAGAGTACAACAGGCAGCCATTACAGTGGGTGCAATAGCAGGAGTTATCCTTGCTGCACCTATCACACTACCTGCAGCGGTCCTAACTGTGGCAGGATATGTAGCAACAGCAGGAACAGTAGCAGCAACTCTATCCCAATTAACTGTAGAAAGCAATGAGCAACGTTAAGAACTACACTGATAAACAACTCTTAGATAAAGTTAAGTCATTATCTACTTATAAGAACATACCATCTGATATGTGGCTGTTGTTTGTTAGGTCAAATGAGGACGGCAACAACATCTTTGATGACAAAGTATATATATTCAAGGGCTTAGCCTTCCAATATGTAACCTCTTGCACTACCAATAAGGGCAACAAAGGAACTGCAGTAATGGAAGCTGACAGATGGAACTATGATTGTTATGCTTATGGACTTCACAGAGGTAAAATGGAGGCACTCAGACAGGTTGCCAAAGTACCTTACAGAAGAGATTACACAGCAGATGGTAAAACTAACCCAACTACTGAAATCATGGATAACATTATCTTTATGAATGTTCATGGAGCAACCTATAACAAAGGTAGTCAACAGGTAGCAACTCAAATTGGAGGATGGTCAGAGGGATGCTTAGTGCTTAACAATAACCCTGATTATGAGAGAATGGTTCGCATGGCAAAAGACCAAGCAAAAGTATCAATAGTATTAATAAACGAATTTTAAAATGGCAAAGAAAGTAGGCAGACCTAAGAAAGTACAGGTTAACATTGAGGATGACAAAATTGATGTAATTGTAAAAACAAATAAGGCTGAGATAGAATACCACAAAGATGGTATCAATCAAGAGCTTGATTATGATGGTAAGAAAGTAGATGTCAACATCAAAAAAGATGAGACAGGAACTAAGGTAACTGTGGAGTCAGAAAATAAATTCCTTAAAGCTGTTGCTACTCTTGCATCTAAGTTTATAGTCAAGAGGTTCAAGAAAAAATAATCAATCTATATATACCATGAGCCCTACTGCAATAGGGCTTTTTTGTTATTAACAATCAAATGTTAATATTATTTTTGTCTAATTATTTGCATATATAAAAAAACTTACTAACTTTGCTCTATAAATAATAAACAAAAACAGTATGAAAACAGAATTTATCAAAGAATGCGACACTTGTTGGGGGTCAGGATCAGTATTAATTAGCAGTGCTTATGAGCATCCATCTCACAGTGAGTCTGATATTTGTAATGAGTGTAGAGGTGAGGGTAAATACCTTGACTATGAACTATTAACTGAGCGTGTTGAGGATGTTGAGTGGATGATTGAGGGCATGTTGACTCGAATTAGATTGACATCTGATACTTTAAAAGATTTGAGCAGAGGAATGTTCTATGAGTTACTTCCTAAGTATAAGCATAGACTTAATATTCAGTCAAGAGCTCTTGCAAGATTAGAACTTTATTTGTCAAACCTTAAAAATTATTAATCATGACAGAAGATCAAAAGGCTGTGAGAGACGTTTTAGTGTTTTCTGCTGCATTATTAGCTATCACTTTTGTGTTGATGTATATCGGAGTAGTAGGATAGCATGAGAGAGCCTAAAATCAACTTAGCAATTATCAGTTACTGGGATAACTTTGATATAACAAGATACAATAACTATTTAAAAGTATTAAAAAATGTGGACAATACACTATCACGGATACATGGGAGGAGCTTGGAGGATATTAAAAAAGACTGTGCAAGCAGACTCAGAATGGGAGGCTCGCAGAATGAGCAACCTTTGGGAGAAACTAATCATTAAAATTGAGAGAGTATGAACTTAGATGATATCATAAGACAACGGTTCCCTCACATGAGAACCATTGACCTTGCTAATGAGCTTGGACTTAAGTACTGCACTGTGGCAAATAAAGCTCACAGAATGGGATTGCATAAGTCAAAAGAATATCTTGCATCTGAAACATCTGGCAGACATAATTTAATTGAAGGAGGCAAAGCATATAGATTTACAAAAGGTAATAAACCTCACAACAAAGGAGCCAAGATGCCGGAACATATCTATGATAGAGTTAAACCTACCATGTTTAAAAAAGGTAGCAAGCCACATAACACACAACCGGTTGGAACTATCAATTTTAGAACTGACAAAGAGGGCAGGACTTATGCATACATCAAGATTAAAGATAGTGATTGGAGGTTGATGCATAGAGTGGTGTGGGAGGAGCATAATGGGTCAATCCCTCCTGGTCATGTTGTGAGGTTTAAAGATGGCAACACAATGCATTGGGATATTAATAACCTTGAAATGATTGACATGCGTAATAACATGGATAGGAATACCATACAAAGATTTCCTGTTGAGATACAGGAAGTAATTAAATTAAATAGTAAACTTAAAAAGAAAATCAATGGCAAGAAACAAAATCAATGATCTTAGAGATCACTTATTCTCAGCATTAGAGAGATTGGATAATGATGAGCTCACAATGGAGGAGCTTAATAAGGAAATTGAAAAGGCACAGGCAGTTGCTCAGATAGGCTCTGTTATTATTCAGAGTGCAAAGATTGAGGTTGATTATCTCAAAGCCACCGGCATGATTGAGTCAAGCTCTGAGCTATTCAAAGGTATTAACGAACAAAAGAGATTATCATGACAACAGCATTACAGCAAGTATTTGCAAGATTAGAGGAGTTACATCCATCACTGTTTGACATACACACTGAGAAGGGCAGATCATTTGTCAATGAGTTTAGTAAGTTTTTAGAGGTGGAGAGGGAGCAGATGTGTAAGTTTGCATCTGACTATGTAGAAACTCAATGCAATGCAAGTTTTGAGGGCAGTGTATCTGTTGACATTACAATAGAGGAGTATTATAATTTAACCTTTAAATCAGAATAGAATGAAAGAAAATAAAACATGGTTAATATTTCCTATGTTAGCATATACAAAGTATGATGATGGCTCATCTGAATTTTTTCTTGGTTGGTTAAGAAAAACTTGGACTATTAAATTAAAATTAACCTTTAAATCAGAATAGAATGAAAACAGATAAAGGATGTGCGTGTTATGGTAGCAACTCTTTGCATTCGTGTTTTTGTAAAGACTACCAACCGATTAAAACAAAAAGTAAAAAATCTTATAGAAAGAAAAATAATGACAGCAAAACAAATTAGATGGTCACGAATAATTAAGCACTCAATACAGTATTTTTTTACACTGAATAAAATCTACAAATATGAGGTTGAGCATTATTACTACATGAAAAAATTTAAATCAGAATAGAATGCAAATAACAAACCCAACCCGTTTAATCTTAGCATGGAAAGCTATGGCTTACACATTAAAATTTAATTGATATGAAAAAACAAAACTTAGAAATGCTACAGCTACTTGAAAGTATAGAGGTAATGCTGCAAAATGGTAACTCAATACACCCAGACTCAGTCATTAGAGGAGCTATTCGCATAGCAATAGGAATGGATAAGTATGGAATGCCAGAGGGATTAGACACTCCAGAGAAACATGATCAGTATTTGAAGGATATTGGGTTAATTAATAAATCAGAATAACATGGCAGAAGAGGCAAAGATGGCAATACTATTATTCACAGTTGGAATTATAGCAATAGCAATAGGAATAATTAATAAATACAAAAATGACTGACATAATACAATACATTGAGGATAATGATCTCAAAGCACGACACAGATATAGACACTACACTTATAAGCGTTTCTATCTTTACAACCTACTTAGAGAGGAGGGACTTACACTGTATGAGATAGCAGCAATGTTTAACAGAGATCATGCAAGTGTGATACATGGACTTAAGACTCACCATGATCTAATCTCAATTAAGGATAAAATATACCTTGATTATATTGAGGAGCTCATGTTGATCTTTGAGAATTACAATGAAGATCATAACCTTGTTGATGATGTCATGAACTGTTTTTGTTTAAAACAATTACGAAAAATTAAATTCAGAATTAAGAATAATCTCTACAAAGAATTAAATTTGTAGTCCATACTGTTTTGATTAATTATTTGTTTGACCCTTCTGGCACTGCTGGAAGGGTTTTTTTATAGGTGTAAACCACTGTAAACAGTTTACAGTTAAAGTGTAAACCAAAAAAGCTGTAATTAACTGAAAATCAAAACAATATCTAAAATTTACTGTAAAGTTTACAGTTTTTAGGTTATCACTTTTTATTTTTACTCAGCAGAAAAAAAATAATTTTTCAAAAAAGTGTAAAGTTTACAGTTGAAACGCTCTGAAATCCCCGTCATTACTGAAAAAATGACCTAAAAAGGTTTACAGTAAAAGTTTACAGTAGTTTACAGTAGTTTACAGTTAATAAGTTTGTTAATAATGTTTATAAAGTATCTAATTATCTATTAAAAATATGTTTAATTTTGTTCAAGGGGTTGTCGGAGGCATCCACTTAAAAGGTTCACTGTTCCTTTCCCCCTTACTTTTTTTTATAACAGTGGATTAAAAACAGTAATATGATTACAAAAGACTATTTAAAAAAATTAGCTGGCTTGGGTTATAGCATAATCCCATGTGATGCTACAAAAAAGCCTCAAGAGTTAAAATGGACTGAGCAACAATGTAAGACTGCAGATGATATTGACAGAATGAATGCACCTCTTTATGGTTGCAGAGCAGGGTTCAATGATATTGAATGTATTGATGTTGATCTCAAGGTGCTGCCATCTCTTCCAGATAGACAAAAATGGTGGGATGAGTATATATCATTCCTAAGAGATAATATCTCAGACTTTGATGAGAAGGTAGTCATTGCTAAAACAATGAAGGATGGCTATCATATCATCTATAAATGCACATCTCATAGTGGTAATACTAAGATAGCCAAGCTTAAAGGAATGAAGGAGGCTATTATTGAATCAAGAGGCAGGGGTGGACAGTTTATCCTGTATGGTAACTTTTATGGTATGAATGAATACCATGATATTAAGTACATTACAGAGGAAGAGAGAGAGATTATTTGGTCTATTTCGAGGACTTACAACTATATTGAAGAGGTTAACCTGGATAAACCTACTAAAAAAGAATATAAGGTTAATGATAATGAGATAAGTCCTTGGGATGATTATAACAATCAAAGCAACACAATAGATCTTATATCAGATGAGTTTAATATTGTAAGAAACACTACTAAGAATTACATCATAAGACGGCATGGAGCTACTTCACCTCACTCAGGATATGTGTATAAAGATAGTGGATGTATGTATCTATTTAGCACAGGAACAAACTATCCTGCTGAGAAGTTATTAAGTCCATTTGCTATCTATGCTCATAAGTATCACTTTGGTAGCTTTAAAGAGGCTGCAAATGACTTATATCACAAAGGCTATGGAACTCGAAGAGTGCCAAAAATTGATATAGAGGATAGACCTACAGTTGACCTTGATAAGTTGACATTTCCTATCGATATATTTCCTGAGAATATTCAACTCTACATCCTTGAGAGTGCTAAAACATTAGGTCTATCTATTGATTACATGGGTAGCTCATTCCTTTGGCTATTATCAGTGATAGTTGGTAACTCATTGAAGCTCGAAGTTAAGACAGGATGGGTTGAGAATGCAACAGTTTGGATCTCATTAGTAGGTAAAGCAGGGATAGGTAAGACTCCAAGCATTAACCAAATGATTAGGCCTCTTGAGGTTATAAATAACACACACATTAGAAGGTACATCAAGGAGTATGCTAAGTGGGTAGAGTATGATAAAAAAGATAAAAAGGATAAGGAGCATTCAGAGGAGGTGCGTAAACCTAAAAAGACTCAATTCATAGTTAATGACATTACTCTTGAAGCATTAGTTGATTTGCATGAAGAGAATAAAAATGCTGTGGGTGTGTTTAAAGATGAGCTTGCAGGATGGTTTAAAGACATGAACAAATATAGGGCAGGTTCTGACCTTGAGTTTTGGCTATCATGTTGGAGTGGTAAGGCTGTAAGTATGAACAGAAAAACAGCAAAGAGTTCATTTGTTGATAAACCTCACATCCCTGTGCTTGGAGGTATCCAGCCAAGTATCTTTGATCAGTTTAATACAGAGGAGAACAAAGAGAATGGATTTACAGATAGGATGTTAATAACTTTCCCTGATTTGTATGTTGATACTTACAATGAAAATGAGATGGATGACCGTATCTTAATTTGGTATGATGAGTATGTTGTTAAGTTTTTTGATACAGTTAAAAGAGAGTGGGTTAAATACAATCAAGAGGATGATATTGAGCCTATTAAGGCAATACTATCTCCAAAGGCTAAGATACAATGGATGAGAATATTCAATAAGATTACTGAGATGCAGAACAGTGATAGTGAAAATGAATACATGAAGTCAATGTTGCCTAAGCAAAAGAGCTATATCCCAAGATTTGCACTCCTTCTCAATGCTTTATGGAGCTATGATATTGAAGAGAATGATGGCTCTTATAGTTTGATAGGTGCAGATGCTATGTTGAAAGCTGAGAAACTGTCTGACTACTTTATTAACATGAGTAAAAAAGTTAAGATTGAATCACAGGATAAAAAGGATATGAAGTATATTATTAAAGCAAGTAATGGAGTTAATAAGTATGATAAATTTGTAGCTATGTATCAATCAGATCCTAATCTAAATAGAACAACAGCATCTGAGATTTTACAAGTTAGCAGAACAACAGTTAATAATTGGATAATTAAAATAGAGAAAAAATGACAGTACAAAGATTAAAAACAGCATCAAAAGATGAGATAATTGATTTTATCAGGTTAAAAAAAGGAGATTTACATTTTGAATTTTCAGGGTATGAAACCGAAACAGGTCAATGTACAATACACAATCAAAAAGTATTGAATGTATTTGCTGAGTATGGTATTTATAATTACACAAAGTATTTATTCTTAGATTTTCACAAAGGAATTCCTACCCTATATTTAAGCTACTGGGATACGGATGATAATTTACAATTTGATTTTAATGGATACACATCATCTGAAATAATATATGAAATATTTAAGTTAACAATTATTCCTTTTGAAAAAGGTAGACGTAGACAATAACATGAAACGAATTAACAAAGACAAACTCAATGCTCTTATGATGGAGCAGTTGAAACAGAAGTATCCTAACATGCCAGAGGCATACATACCAAAGACTGATTGGACAGATAACTCAGCTAATGCCTTGACAAAGTGTGTCATTGCATGGATACAGTTCATGGGTGGTCAAGCTGAGAGAATAAGCTCACAAGGTCAGTACAGGGAAGGAGCAAAGATACCTGTTGGCTCCGGCATCATGGCACACACAAAACAGTTACCGGGCAAATGGACACCTGGACAGTCAACCAAAGGAACTGCAGATATATCTGCCACGATTAGAGGGAGGTCAGTTAAGATTGAGATAAAACAAAAAGATAAACAAAGTGAAGCACAAAAACAGTATCAACAAGCCATTGAGAATGCAGGTGGGGTTTATATAATTGTTAGAAATTTTGATGATTTTGTTATTTGGTATAATGATTTTGTAAGTAAAATTTAGTATATTTGTATTAGTAGAGTGGACGCTGCTAATAAAAAATTTAAAAAATCCCTGTCATGATGAGACGTCCACCTCTGATTGATGGGGTTTTTACTTTATGGAAATTTGGAAAGATGTAATTGGATATGAAGGAATATATCAAATTAATAAAAATGGTGATGTAAAATCTTTAAAAAGAAATACTCCAGGTACTTTTACTACTATTGATAAAATAATAAAAAAATCAATAAATACAAAAGGATATTATATGTATCGTTTATCAAAAGAAGGTAAAACAAAAAATTCTTTACTTCATAGACTTGTTGCAATTCATTTTATTGAAAATCAAAACAATGAAAAATGTGTTAATCATAAAGATGGAAATCCATTAAACAATGACATTTCTAATTTAGAATGGTGTTCTTATTCTTATAATTCATTACATGGATATAGAAGCAATGGAAGAAAAAATTCAATGAGAAAATTAACTGAAAATGAAGTATCTGAAATAAAAAATAAATTGGTAAATTATTATTATGGACTTGGCAGGCAATTAGCTAAAGAATATAATGTTTCAGTTTATATAATTAGTTTAATAAAACACAATAAAACTTATCAATTTATATGAGAATCAAACTAAAAATGCCAAAGTTCAAAGTAAAATTGAAACATCTTAGAAAGAAATATAAACACCCTGTGAAGGGGATTAATAATGAAATAGATTAGATTATGACATTAGACTCACATGAAATTAGATTAGGCAACTCATATAAAATTGAGTTAGGTGATGGAACTTATAAGATAGGACTCATTAACTTAGAGGATATTGAGAGCTTATTAGATGATGAAATTGATGATTTTTATCAGGCTCTTGAGCTTGATGAGAATGTATTATTAAAATTAGGTTTCAAACAAGTTACTGATAGAGTATTTATGAAAGGTGATTTTGGTGTTGAGTTAGGATTTTTTAATTATTTTCTAATTAAAGTTGATAGTCATGTATTAAGAATAGGTAATAATCAATACGTTCACCAACTTGAAAATCTATACTTTGCACTTACAGGTGAGGAACTAACATACAAATGTTAATAACTTTTATTTTGTACTTATGCAAAAGTTTATTATCTTTGATAAAAATAATATTTACAGTATGGAAAAAGAAATCAAAACAGCTACTGAGAAAATCAAGGAGCTGAATGAGTTGAGTAACACACTCACTCTACATCAAAAACTACACCGGGCAAAGTTAGCCATTGGTAAGGTAACTAAGAACGCGCAAAGTCATCACTCAAAGTATGCTGACCTTAATGCTATCCTTAGCACTGTTGAGCCTGTGCTCTTAGAGAATGGCTTGCTACTTATCCAACCTATTCAAGGTAACAGTGTATGCACTCAAATAGTAGATGTTGACTCAGGTGCAATGCTTGAGTCATGTATGGACTTACCTCAAGGTATCACACCACAACAAATGGGTAGTGCAATCACTTACTACAGACGTTACACCCTTCAAAGTGCTCTCTCATTGCAGGCAGTAGATGATGATGGTCAACAGGCATCTAAGGAGCAACCAACTGAGACTAAAAAAGAGTCATTGTCAGATGCACGTTTCAAAGCTGCTCTTGCTAAGATAGCATCTAATGAGTTCACAGTTGAGGAATTAAAAGCTAAGTTTTATTTAACCAAAGAACAGGAGGCACAACTATGAAATGGAGGCCATCACAATTAGGTACGCTCATGACCAACTCAAGGAGTAAGTCTGAGCTATTGTCTGAGACTGCTAAGTCTGAGATTAGAAAAATTGCTAAGCAGGACTTCTTTGGATACAGCTCAGACATTAAGACTAAGCCAATGATTAAAGGAACTGATTGGGAGCAGGATGGTATTGACTTACTCAATGAGGTTCGTTTCACTAAAAAGTACACTAAGAACACAATCAGAGTAACTAATGACCTCATGTCAGGGTGTTGTGATATCTTACTTGATGACCTAATCATTGACATCAAGAGCTCCTGGTCATTAGAGACCTTCCCGGCAACACCATCGGAAGGTGAGAACTCAGACTATGAGTGGCAGGGTAGAGCATACATGTGGCTCTATGATAGGCCATCATTTGAGTTAGTGTACACCATGTATGATACAGATGATACTCTGCTCACTGATTGGGATAACAAATCAATCCATAAGGTCAATCACATACCTGCACACCATAGGGTAACTGTGTTAAGATATGAGAGAGATACAGCCATTGAAGAACAGATTAAAGAGAGATTAATAGCATGCTCTGAATATTATGCTCAATATGTAAATGAATTAAATAATAAATAATGGAAACAAGAACACAAATAGTCACTCAGTTAGTGGCTGCATTCCTTACAAATCCTGTAAGAATGGAACAAATTAGAAACGGTATGGACATTGAGCATCAAATATACAGCTCAGACCATGAGATTGCAGTTGCTTATGCTAACATAGTAGCCGATGAAATTATTAACCAAACTACTCCAGAGATAGCGTTCCCTGAGAGAGTAGTATAAAACAACAACAATGTCAGATTCAACAATCAAAGGAGCTATCAAGCTCATCAATCCGATCAAAGTGATCAGTGATAAGTTCTCAGTGAGAGAGTTCGTGGTAACAACACCGGATGCCAAGTATCCACAGGATATACTATTCCAAACAATCAATGATAAGATGGATGTCTTAGAGTCATTGGGTGTAGGTCAGCAAGTGGAAGTCTCATACAATGTTAGAGGCAGGGAGTTCAATGGGAGGTATTACAATACTCTTGATGCATGTAAGGTGCAAATCATAGGTCAAGCGGCTCAAACAACAAATAATGATGATGATGACCTCCCGTTCTAAGACTGTGTACATCAAAGATGGTGAAACACTCACTGACTCAATTAGAGCAGAGTTGTTTGATAAGCTATCAAGGAGATATAAAATTGTTCACCTTGCAGAGGACGTTGGAGTGGATAAGTTTCAAATGTATCGATTCATGCATGGCAATGAGGTAACAGGTAAGTTCTATGATAAGGTGTTTAAATATCTAATGAAATAATATAAAAATGGAAAATTCGTTTTATGACAGACTTCTAATTGAAGCAAGAGAATTAGCAACAAAAACAAATGCATTAAATGATTTTATGCGTACACAAGAATTTGCTGATTTAGACAGACAAAATAAAGATTTACTTTACAAACAATCAAGATTGATGAATGAGTATTTACAAATTTTAGGTCAAAGATTGGAGATTTTAGGTAATAAGTTTTCTTTTAAAGACTAAGGCTCTGGTAAGCCAACCCCCTATCACTCGCACCTGAGAGCGTTGTCATAGGGTCATATAAGGAGAGTGTAACAGCTCTCCTTTGTCATGTTAATAACTTTTATTATCTTAGCACCATGATAGGATATTTAACTCCATTAGTAATCTCCTGGTGGTTCACTCACTTTGAACCATTACAGAACTACATAGATAACAAGCTCAACCTCCCAGATTGGCTACATACTTCACTTGGCTGCTGGAAGTGTCTCAGCTTCTGGGGGGCTTGGGCCTACTCACAATCATTCACTGTGGCTTGTGCCACATCACTCACAGCTGTATGCTTGAACAAACTGATATACAACTCATAGAAACCATCCTCAATCAACCTGAGGAGAAGGTGCTCACTAAGAGAAGCCTTATACAACTACAACAAGTTAAGAACAGAGTCACAGGACAAAGAGATAAGGAGTGTTTCTGTGCCTCAGTACGCAGGAAGGTATGGCTCAAAGACTTCACTCAATGGTATGAAGGAGCACTTGGATAGATATCTCTCTCACAACTACCTTGAGGTGCTCAAGTACACTCGACATTTCTTAGATGTGCTCAATATACCAACCTCAATAGATGCAGATGCAGTTATTAACAATGCTTACCTACACTGTGCAGGACTCAATGCTCAAGATATGACAGAGGATAAGGCTAAGAGCTATCTACTCAATACTATTAAGTGTGATCTTATCTGGACTCAAGGCTCTAAGACTAAGAAACAGGACTTATACAGGTCTCAAGAGTACACAATGGATGTCATTGATGACCCTACAGACCTTGAGCACAAGATTGAGATAGAAGATAGGTATAACTTTAAAAAGGCACTTGTTGAAATATATAGAACAGAACAAAAAGACAGGATAAAAAAGATAGTATTTGAAGCATATTATGACAAAGGGCACTCAACTCAGACTGCACTCGCTAAGTATTTTAACATCAACAGTACATCTGCTTACTTCCTGATTAAAGAAATTAAAGAAAATATTAATCAAATACAATATAGGTATGAGGAATGCTAATTTTTTAGGCTTAATGACTTACATAATGGCCTTTGGAGTAGTGATAGCACTGTGGAATGAGAATATCTATTTGCTATTTAAGTTCTCAAGCATTACCTTAGCACTATATTTAGTATTTATAATAGTTAAAGAATATGAGCAATTTTAAAATTAAAACAGAATACATTGACAAAACTGTCAGAGTATATGATCGCATCTTAGGACAACGCTCTATCGTAGTGGCTAAGATTGACATGAGCAAGGTAAAGTACTACCAATCTATTGGACTTGGATATATATTCGAGGAAGTGCCTACAGTGATTAAGTATGAGGCAGTTGAGCCACCTATTCCTGCTGAGTCAGTAGAGGTAGCACCTAAAAAGAAACGTAAGAAAAAACCTGCTCAAGATGGGCAAGCATAAATACATAGAGACTCCTGAGAAAATGTGGGAGCTATTTGAATCTTACAGAGATTGGTGCAAAGCTAATCCAAGATATCAATACTCACTTTCTACTAAAACAGGGGAGGCTACTGCTATCCCATTGGAAAGACCACTTATTTTTGAAGGGTTCTATAATTATTGCTATGATAAGATAGGATGTATAGATCAGTATTTTGAGAATAGAGATAGGAGATATTCTGAATATGTTGCCATCTGTTCGCGTATAAAGAGAGTCATTAGAGAAGATCAGATTACAGGTGGAATGGCAGGGCAGTATAATCCTTCCATAACTCAAAGATTAAACAACCTAACTGAAAGGGTAGATACAACCACTCAAGGTCAAGCTATCAATGAGATTAAGGTTAATATTATTAAGTAATATAACCTATAAGATATATATTAACTATACTACTAATAAGTGGTATAGCCAAACCTTTGCCTAAAATGGAGCTAAACAGTACAGTGATATTCGAGAAGAACTTCAATGCTCTCAACTCAGAGCAAAGGTTTATAATCAATGAGGGCGGCTCAAGGAGTTCTAAGACCTACTCACTATGTCAGTTGGTTATAGTTTACTGCCTACAGAACAGAAACAAGGTGGTGAGCATCATACGTAAGACCTTCCCTGCACTCAGAGCCACAGTGATGAGAGACTTCCTTGAGATCATGAAGAGCCTTGAGATATACGATGTTAACAAGCACAATAAGAGTGAGCACATCTATTCATTTGACAATGGCAGCATAGTTGAGTTCTTTTCAGTGGATGATGAGCAAAAGATAAGAGGTAGGAAAAGAGACCTGGCATGGTGCAATGAGGCTAATGAGTTATACTATGATGACTTCACTCAGTTGAACATGAGGACAGAGGGCAAGCTAATCTTTGATTACAACCCAAGTGAGAGCAACTCATGGCTGTATGAGTTACCTGCAGATGAGAGCATACTCATCAAGTCAACGTATAAGGACAACCCATTTCTACCTGAGTCTATTAAGAAACAGATTGAGGACTTAAAACGAACCGATGAGGCTCAGTATCAAATCTATGCCTTAGGTGAGAAAGCCATATCCAAGAGTAACATCTATTCCAATTGGACATTTGTCAAGCACCGCCCGGCTAAGTTCACCTCATTTGTCTATGGCCTTGACTTTGGTTACAATCACCCCACTGCATTGGTTAGGGTATATTGGAGAGATAAGGATCTATACATTGAGCCTGTGATCTATGAGAGTTACTTGACTACCACTGACCTCATAGCAAGGATGGATCAGTTAGGCATAGAGAAGAGTATCAACATCCTTGCTGACTATTCAAGGCCTGAGATTATTGCTGAGATAGATAGAGCAGGTTACTATATCGAGAATGCTAATAAGGTAGTCAAGCAAGGTATTAACAACATCAAGTCCTTTGGTATATTCTGTGAGGACCATCCTCAACTTAAGAAGGAGTATGAGAATTACAAGTGGAAAAAGATAGGTGATACCATTACAGATGAGCCGGTCAAGTTATGGGATGATGCAATGGATGCCATACGATATGCTGCCACTCATATCAAGGAGGAATACTTTACAGATGACTCATATCTATCCTTCTAACAGGATGCCAACTGAAATACAATATAGGTATGGCAATGACAATCATAGCAGAACCTCAAGATTTCACTCCTGCTTACAATGAGTGCAAGTTCATAGTTAACTCAACTAATGTCAACAATGATGGCTTTCGATATATCTTTGAGATATTTGAGTCAGGCACATCAAACAGGATAGGATACTACAAGGCACTGCCTACCTATGGCACAGGATATGGGGAGCAGGACTTGAGCAAGCTCTTGAGCAACATGGTAAGTTATGACTTTAATCCCACAATCACAACCTTTTATGATGCGGCTAACTCATATTACAAGTTTGATGTTAAGATAGGTGAGGAGTATATCTACACATTATCTTACACAGCTTCATTGGTGAACAATGGAGGCAATGTTCGTATCACAGCAACGCATGCCTTTCAAGTTGGTGATCAGATAAACATAACACAGGCAGACTTAGGTGTGGCTAATCCAGGAGTGGAAGGATTGCATACAGTGATAGCAATCACAGGCACAACTAACTTCACTATCAATGCTTTATGGTCAGAGGTAACAGATGCAACCATTAATGGGAGTATCAAGTATGCTGACAACAGGAAGGATATTAACCTCAATGAGATTAGCACCTTAGATAAGTATGTATTCAATGGAGCTATTCCTTGGATAGATATGCCATTCTATGATCAGACTGACTACACACTTGATAACACATCTGGACTGTGGCTCACTGATCAACCTTTGAACTTTACATGTACACTTGGGCAGGACTTATGGCTCAACTTCAAGGATGTCGGGATAGCACTTAACAAGAGGGTGTACTTTATTAATGATGATGGAGATGTGTTCTACAAGTCAGTGAGTGGAATTGAATATATTAAAGGTGTGGCAGTTGGCCCTAATAACTATGGCTCACTTACCTTAGTGAGTGGCACAGCTCCACTTGTAAAACAGGATACTAAGTATTACACAGTAACTTATCGAGATGGCTCTCCCGGATTCATTGACCCTAAGTCAGTGAGTTACAAGGTGAACATAGATACAAGGACATTAATCTCTGAGAGTCATATCTTATTCTTAGATAGGATGGGCTCATGGGGTAGCTTTGCCTTCCAACTTAAGAGCTATGAGAAGGGCACTATCAAGAGGGATACCTACAATAAGGATGTGCCGGGATATGTTACCTCATCTCAGTGGAAGTATAAAACTTATGAACAAGGTCAAGTTAATTTCAACACTCAAGTAGTTAAGACATACGACCTCAACACTAACTGGATGAGTGAGGCAGAGGGTACATACTTTCAGCAGTTGTTAACTTCTCCACAAACCTATGTTAAAAACGTAGTGTATCGTATTACAGAGGACTTGGATAACCTTTATGATGAGAGTGGATGTATCATACATGTGCCTGAGTCAACTGAGTATGTAAGCTGTAATGTACTTAACACAAACTTTGAGGTATATAAGCAACGCAACAACAATCTAATAAAGCAGTCAATACAAGTAAGGTTATCTAATAACGATATAATCAATGGTTAAGATAGTACTTGAGACAGGAGTCTTAGATGTATCTGAAAAGACTAATTTTCCGATAACATTTAACATTGGTGATATTAGAGATTTAACATCTCGCAAAGGAACTTTCTCTAAAACCATTGTCCTTGAGGGAACTAAGAACAATCATGAGTTGCTTGGCAACTACTATGATGTGAATATTCAGGCAGGAACATTTAACATCAATACATTAACTCGATGTCAAGTCATACAGGATGGAGTGCCTATCTTAGATGACGCATTATTGCAGTTGGTAAGTGTCAACAAGGCACAATATACTAATGCTTATGAGGAGGAGGTTAACTATACTGTATTGATTAAGGATAGCAGAGCTGAGTTTTTTAGTGCTATCACTAATGCTAATCTTGATGACTTAGATTTCTCAGACTTAGATCATACATTCTCATCAACTGACATAGCAGCTACATTTAACAACACAGTTACAAATGGGTATAAATATGTAATGCCTGTATGTACAGGTACTAATGTCTATCAAGCTAATGAGTTCAAACCTGCTATCTATGCTCAGACTTATTTTGATAGGATATTCAGTAACGCTGGATTCACTTACACATGGGCAGGATTAACAGATGCTCACTTTGATAAATTGTTAATACCTTACAATGGGGATGTTAATAACTTTGATTACAATGACTATAGAGTTGAGGCAACAAACACTTGGACTACAAGTTATGTACAGCCCACAGGATTTAATAATACATTTCAAGAGGATATTGACTCTGGATGGACAGAGATAGTTGATGCACAATCTTTATTCAATCCTACCAATGGAGAATATAGCTCACCATTTAGCATCAATCCTTTGGCAGGTGAACATTACACTTATCAATTACAGATTGGAGGCAGTATCATCCTTGACAATAATAGTGGAGGTAATGCTGTCCTTGAGTATATCGTAGGTGGATACATAGTTAAAAATAAATATAGAGTTTTTGCTGAGATATTTGTGCAAGGATATGGCAACTTGAAAGTATATGGCACAACAAGTGGAGTAGCTTACTATCCTGCGGCATCACCATTACCAACGGGTAACACTACTATATTGACCTTTGTTGAGTCTCTTAGTATTCCATCCTTAGTCAGTGCAGTTGGTGTGCCTATAGATGCAACCGATATACAGATCCTATCAATAGGTGTAGATGTGATTCAGACCTATGGTAGTGCTAACAGTAATGGAGCAAATATCTGGATTGCAGCAGGTGGCGGTTTCACTCCTGTTGATGTTAATGTTGTTTTGAACTTAGCATCTATCAACATGGTGATATTGCCAAGTCAGAATGTGCAGACTACAGGAGGTACTTTAATCATGAATTCTTATGTGCCTGTTGAGATTAAGCAATCTGATTTTGTTAAGTCAATATTTCAGATGTACAACTTATATGTTGAGCAAGATATTGACAATCCATACAACCTTATCCTAAGACATCGAGATGAGTATTACGACTCAGGAGCTGAGAAGGATTGGAGTCAGAAGTTAGCTAAGGATAAGGCTCAAGAGTTGATGTTCCTTCCAGATGTAACTAAGAAAAAACTTAAGCTCACCTATGCACCGGATGAGGATCAGTCTAATGTACTTTACACACAAGCTACAGGAGAGATTTATGGTCAGATAGAATATACCTTTGACAATGAATATGTTAAGGATGTTGATACTAAGGAGCTATTATTCTCACCTACCCCTGTGTATCAGACATTGTTTGGAGCTTATGTTCCTGCAATCAATGGAGCTGCACCTAATACTAACATCCGTATCTTATATGATGGAGGATTAGGTACATGCCAACCTTTTGACATCATAGACTTTGGCACAACAGGAGAGATAGGCTTGACTGACTATCCTATGATTGGCCATTTCAATAATCCTTTGTATCCTACATTTGATATTAATTTTGGCACGAATGATTACTACTTTTATGAGGTAGCAACTCTGACAGCTAACAACCTGTATAACTTATATTGGAGAAGGACTGTCAATCAGATAAACGTAGGTAAGATGTTGATAGGTTACTTTGACTTGAATGAGGTTGATATACAATCTTTAAAGCTCAATGATAAGATTTATATTGACAATTCATGGTGGAATATAAACAAGATTCAAGATTACAATGCTAACAACAACAGCCTCACAAAGGTAGAGTTGATAAGTATTGATACTGAGATTGACTTAGCACCTTATAAGACTGCAGGCGGCAAGCCTATTGGAGATACTATTGTGGCAGTTGGTAATGCGGAGGTATTCAAGAAGAGTGCTCAAGTTAATAATGTAGTAGTACCCGGCTCAGATGTTCTAATCTTTGGTAAGGGAAATGCTGTGAGTCCGGGTGTTAAGGGAGTAGTGATAGGTGATGGCCAGATACTTGAGCAGGATGGTATGGTAGTGTCTAACTTGACTGTGACAGATAGTATCAATGGAGCTCCTGTTGTAGGGTATAAGAGATACATAGCTTTGATTAGTCAGACAGGAACTAATGACCCTACATTATCCATACTTGAGAATACAATAGGTGATATAGTTTGGACTCGTGCAGCAGGAGGAGTATATCAAGGATATTTAAATAATGCTTTTATTGATGACTTTAAGACTTATGTGAACATACAACAAAACTTACAGAATTTAGGTGGTGTTAATTACATTACTTGGTTTGATGGAAGTACAATACAGATTGATACATTTGATGCAACTTTTACATCAAATGACACATTATTACTTTACACAACTATTGAAATAAGATAT